AGTTCTATCCCAGCGGACACACTCTCTATGATTGAAAAGGTCGCGAAGGAGTGCGCCGACAAACTCGAAGGTCAAGACGGTGGAATCGATGAAGCCGCACTCATGAAGACCATGCAGGGTATGCTAGGGGGTATCTTGAAAAAATAAAACTAATATATATTAAATGAGCTCTTGGTTTAGAGATCCAAAGCAACTCGTTGATGATAAAAAAATCCTTGAATTTTGGCCCACCAACATACAGACCTCAGCACAGCGCGTCAATGCCGGCTCGAGATTTATTATTTATGCGGCGTGCATCCATTATCTCATCAAACGGGACGTCAGAATTTTCGTTCTCGCGGCGACCGCATTGGGAGTTCTTTATGTTATGGATCGGTCGGGTATGGTGAAAGAGTGTGCAACGTGGGGCGTTGAACGTTACGAGACTATAGGCGATGCGTGTCAATTGCCAACGAGGGATAATCCAATGGCAAATGTTCTCATGGGTGATGAACCAAACAGGTTACCAGCGTGTAAGTATGAAACCGTAAAGGCTGATGTCGATGCATTCATTGTGGGTGACACCCCATTCGGACCGGCTCGATCCCGATCGACGCTCCCAATGTATCAACAAAACGCACTCGCGAGGCAATTTGTGTCCGGTCCAGTGACCACGATTCCAGGTGATCAGACCAAATTTGCTGAATATCTTTATGGTAAGAAGGGTGCACCCATGTGCAAGAGTGACGGATCAATGTGTGATCCAAATGCACGTGGGGTCCAACTCGAAGCTTTCGCCGGTCTCGATCCAAATGGGGATGCGAGAAGAACCGCCACTAGACCACGCTCGACATAAATAAATCTCACGTAATAATAAAATGGCTTACCAATTGCAGCCGGGTCTTAAGTTGGTTCAAAATCCAGCCGTTCCAGTAAACTGTGCGACGGAAGAGGTCTTTGTGTATCCTCAGCCCAGTACGTTGAATAATGGGTCATCTCGACCAAACACTATGTTGTATGGGACCGCACCTTTCATGGCTGGAAAGGGTGCACCAGCGGAATTCATAGAAACGAGCGATCAACTTCGCCCACAATCCACTTCTCGATTTAACAAAGTGCTCGCCAAAACGTACGAACAAAACTTATTCCCACTTCAAAATATGGAATGCAAAATTCCACTTCGTAGCGTAGGGTATGAACCAATGAGTACTCGATCCGAACTACAAAATGGTTTGTTTAATCAAAGATACTTAAATAAAAATATCAATAAGAAATAAGAATGGCTGATCCCATATCTGTCGCAGCTATCGCGGGGCTTGTCTACGCGGGTCGTAAGTTGAGTCAGCCAAAGGAGACTTATTTGATATCGCCAGCACCAACTCCAGCACAATTAGTCGTGAGTCCCAGTGTTGAACTTGTTAGAGAACGTCCAATTGAAAATTTAAAACCAACCAAGGTTCCCGTCGATAACATGGCGGTCGTCGCACCACAATTTAGATCGAGTGGCGAAGAAGTCCTCGAAATGAGAAACCGCATGAATGATTACAATCGAATGAATAACGTTTCTCCAGTGGAAAAGCGACTCGTGGGACCGGGTCTCGGCGTCGACCCAAATGTCGCGAGTTACGGTGGTTACCAACAGCTTTTGCGTGTAAACCCAGAAAACGTTGGTGCTTACAGAATGACCACACTCCCCGGTAGATCTGGCCCCGCGCAAGACGTGAGTGGTGGTCGACGCGGCATCGCGGGTGAGGTGGCACACAATAGACCCGAAAAGACGACTTTCTTGCCGGAGCGCCTCCCGATGACGTTTGGACGTGCACAAGGTATGTCTGGTCGCACCCCGCGTGGTGAACACGAACGCACGAAGCGCACGACGAATCGTGCGGAGACTGGCTTACGAACGGATACACTCAACGTAGCCCCGGCGAAGCGATTCATTTCCGCGAACACAGTGTCCCAGGATCCAACCAGAAACAAGAAAGATGGCAACATGGAGCAATACCAATACACAAACCAACCACAACCAGGTATTCACAGTTACGCACACGGTTATCTCGCTTCACCAGAAGTATCGATCGGCGGAAGCCGTGCGTACACGACCGAAGAGTTGGCCAAGTATGGTTTCAGACCGGATGAACGTCGTGGTAAAGCGAATCGTGCAGCGAACCCGGGTAGAATGAATGTTCGCGCCGGTCCATTGAACCAAGGTGGTATGGTCACGAGTGTTCGAAGCGACACGACCCGGGTCGATGGTCGTGTGAATCCTCAAGCGGGTGGGTGGACACAACAGTACACGAACACAGCCTTCCATGATCTCAATTCGTACAAGGGAAATGCGAATCCACACGCTTCTCAGGCGAGTCTGGGTGTTGCGAAACGTCAACTTTTGAATAATCCTTATGCGCACCACTTGTGTTAAATTTGGTCGAAAATCAGAGTAATACACTCATTAAAATATTGTCCATGTATTTTAATGAAGGTCCATACCTTAGACATAGATAGTGGTGACCGTGATCCGATCGCGTATCCAACACCAGGTGATTATGTCATACACCTCAAAAATCCCGTATACGATGTGTCTAAGATATCACTCGTGTCAGCTCGGATTCATAATAGTCAGTTGTTAATACACGAAAGGAATAATACCTTTACGATAAACACGTCATCTACGAGCGAAATTGTCTCGATTCCAACTGGAAACTACGACGGCACCGACTTAGCGAGTAACGTCTTGCAATCTTCTACGATTATCACCGGTGCGACGTACGCATCCACTACGAATGACATAACATTCACCGCGGCGAGTGATTTTACATTCGCATTCTATGGAGGTGAAAATGGATACACGTCGTCCGCTATGTATACGACGCCTCACGATATACTTGGTTTGCCTGCAAATAATGTACATTCGACGGGTAATTCACTCAAAACTGGAAGTGTAAATCTACAAGGGGTGGATGCATTCGTTTTAAAGTTAAGTAGTGGTTCGGATGAATTTAACAAGACTATATATTCAGACACACCGTTTTACACTGGGCGAATACTCGCGTGTGGAGACGTCGTGAATTATTCTGGTTCCGACGATACACTCGAACACAACTTTGATTCCGGGAAACAGCAAACGATCACGAGTATACGGGTACAATTCTTTTACAGTAGCAATGGGCGTCTCATACCGTACGATTTCAGAAACGCAAATCACGTGTTAAAACTCGCACTCACGTGTTCGACTGATAAACTTGAAAATGTGGCTAAAATAGAACGGGATTATTCACTCCCGCCACCCGTGTACATACCCGAATTTGAGGATGTACAGAGATGGGATGCTTTTGTATCCATCTTTTTGATAGTATTGGTCGGAGTCGTGATGCTTTTGGTATCCAAGAAACAATCTTAACGAGTGACCGCGTAGATTGGTTGCGCTGGCTTTTGGACACGAGTCGACATACGAGAGACGCCGAGGTAGACCACGATGGACAACAAAGTGGTGAACAGCGCCGTGAGGGTGTAGTTCATACCACCGTTCTTGTTAACCTTGACGACCTGGTTAACCAACCAGCGGACGAGGTCCATCCAAGAGAGGGCCGCGGCGAAGGAAAATCCGGCGACGATGGCATTCAAGGATTGCGATTCAAGTTCTTGACTCACGAGCGTGATGGTTTCGGCAGCGGTCGACATATTTTATATATTACCATTAGAAAAAATTATTCCGAAACGAGTTCCTCTATGAATAGGATTTTTTTGTATTCTTTGGCCTGATATCCCTTTGCTTTAGAGACGCCACCCTTCTTAGATTCATCTTCTTCATCTTCATCTTCTTCGTCTGAATCATCATCTGATTCCGATTCGCCGACTCTAAATTTTTTATATTCAGTATCCGTCCATCCTTCGGGCTCAGTGTCCATTACTATCGATTGCATTTTTTAAAAGTTGTTCTGACGGATTCATGGGAACCCACGAATCCCACAAATCATAGGATTCGTTTATCTTGTTCATTCCGACGTCATCACCTGAATATCGAGTGAAATCACCCTCACATTCCTCTAAAATTTCGATATCATCTTCGTCATCCTCATCGTCGTCGTATATTTCTGGGAAATATGAACCAATTTTTTGACCGACCTCATGCATCGCGCAATACTTCATCGCGTATTCCACGTCTTTCATGAGAATCGCACTTCTTCCACACGCCTTCGAGTATTCACACGCGAGTAACATGGCTCGTTCGAGTACGGGTACCAATATGTTTGACATCGCCTGCATGTATTCTTCTGATTGTGGGCTGTCCGCTGATGTAGAATCGAAACCTGTCTTCATTATGTATTAAATAATAAATTTGCAGTTCCGTTCTCCACGCGGAGTATATTGTAACTTTGCGCGTAGACTCTAAGTTGCTTGTCTACTATGTTTGGGTAGTCAAAGAGACCTATTTTTAGTGTTTGGTTCTTTATGGCCGAAAAATTAAGTTGCCCCGTTGGATACCATCGTTCCGGTTCTAAGGCGAAACTGTACATGTAAAAGCGTCGTAGCAAAGGTGTTCTGGAGTGATGCTTAGACGGTTGAATCGCTCGAATGTGCACGACATTACCCGTCACTTCATCGATGACGGTATCACCGTCGAGATCCAAGTCTATGTATTTAACTTGCTCGCTATTCGTGAAAAATGTGTGATTGTCTATGTTCGTGACCGATGAATATTGATAGGGCGTCACGAAATCATTCTCTACATTTGGGTTTTTGTCGAGTTTATCCTGTACGACAAAAAACAACTCCTTTACCGAGTTCGTGAAACCCAATTGAACCGCGTGTACGTTACTTTGTTGTAGTGCGTCGTATTTACCGTCTCCACTTTTCAATTCAAACGTATTCATTTGCGTCTGTGTGATCACGTAGTCCACGCGTTTCGGTGTTTTCTTATCTTGTAAAGATATCATCTCCAACGCGAGATTCAACTTCTTGATGAGTCCCGTGGGATTTTGACCGATGTAATAACTTCTACTATACTCATTGAGGGAGTTATTTATTGTAAAAATGCAATCTTCCGCCTTTCTAAATTTAATCACCACCTCGACTTCCTGTTTCGTGATGGCGTGAAGTGGGATGGCTAATTCCGGGTATCCGTGAAAGTAAAATGGGATGTCGACTCTGTATGAAGTATCTAATTTAGAACTCGCCACTCTGTCGTCTCGTATTTCTTTGAAGTAGTCGGTGTATACCGGAAAGTTCTTATTTGGTTTACCCACGAGCTTGTTGAGTGCCGCTTGTTTCGATTGCGTGACGTAGAGTTCCGAATGAATAGCGAACATATCCGATGGTACTCGTTGAATGAGTGTACCACCTATATACAGATCCGCGTATTCTATCATGGCTTGCGCTATCGATTCACAGTACGTCACGTGGTCACGTGCACCGGGTAGATTTTGATCTATCGCCCCGAGTGTCATTTTCACACTCAAACCTTTTATCAAGTCACCTTGGTTTTGTGGAATAACACATCGTAGTTCTTCGTCAAACTCTGGGTGACCATCGAAATCTAGATCTTCGTAAAATCTGGCATAATTCGAGTGTTTTTTGAAGTTCTTTATGAAATAAGTATATTCTGGATCGTCGGTGAACAATCTGTCCTGTGGACCCACGGTTTCTAATTGAATCCTACCGGCCATTACTAATATTACCCTCTAAAATTTTAACCC